CGCTTGGGTCTGTTGCCAAGATCAAGAACACGAACTCCACGACCCGTCAAAGTGCAATTATGAAACTCGTAAGTAGTTGTGCCACCAATTACCTTCATGGCAAACGCCCCCGCGCCCGCGTCTAATTTGAGCGAACCAATCGTACCCATGTCGCCTTCACCTGTTCTCCCCTGATGCTGAAGAAGTGTACCTTGAGTCACATCCCATTTGATAAGCGTAAGGTTTAGGTGTACTACCGTTCCTTGGTGAATAAACTCCTCTGGGATTTCGCCTAGTCGAGTTGTTTTTCATGGGTGGTCAAATGTTTCTATCTCAAAATTGATAAGGTCGGCATTGTCGGTGTATCCCAAGATTTCATAACTTGTAGAACTCTCGTCTCCTGTTGTTGCCGAATACTGAACTTGTGTTGGTCCTTCTACGTTAAATGTTGCTGCCATAACTTAGTCTCCTAGCCTTCTTATTGCTCTTGCAATAGTTTTTGTAGCCACCCTTATATCTTCGGGTGGCGTGTTAAAAATGGGTCGTGGTGGAACAATAGTATCGTGTTCCATCACATAAAAATCATACTTACGCGGGTGTCTTTGCGCCTCCTTCAACGTGGGCGCACGTTTCAGTGTTTGTAAAACTAACAATTCTGGGTCGTGGGGCGATTCTTTAGGGATAATTCTCGCTGCTCTACGGTTTAGGGGAATGGCAACAGGTCCACGATTTGTAAAGCCGTATTGGTGTTTTACGCCATAACCTGTTCCGTCAAGTAATGCCCAAGTAACCTCATCCCCTGTTCTGGATGAATCAGAAGATAAACTATTCATTAGCCTACCCGTATCACGCAAAGGTCTACCCGCCTTGCGGTAGCCCACCTGTTTACGGCTTGCCCACAGTTCAGGATACTTAATCTCGCTGTCTCCCCCGTTACGAATACGCCTCTTGGCGTTAGCGACAAGTACGCGATTAGCACCTGTTTTTCGGTTGAGTACGCGAAGTATCTGCTCCTTCAACTCCCCGCCCAAACCACTTCTTGATGTTACCCTAATTGTTGGCATCAATACTTCCTTATCAATCTTTGTGGGAAGTACACCGAGTCAGATGGCGTGTTCATCATACCGCGAACGGTTGCCGAGATAATCTTGATTCCCGCCTTACCCGCAGAGATTGCCGAATCAAGATCAAACACCCTTTTGCCTTCTCTCAATTCTTCAAGTGTTAGTGTAGCCTCTCCGACCATAACTTCCATATCTCTTGGCATATCCGCAGATTTGCCCCGAAACAAATGTTTCATGGTAAGTGTTGCCACCAAACCCTTTAGACTCCAATCATCAGACGATTGCAATGCCGTCAAGTTTGCCGAAGTATATCGCTCACCACGCAGGGCATAAGACTTTACTTCTGCCGATGCCTTCTCTATGCAGTTCGTAACAACCGAGTTGTTTACGCTACTCTGTGGCGTACCAGAATAACTAGACAACTGCTTTATCATTCGATCATCGAATGATTCTGCGAGTTCTGAGGTTGATATGTACTGAGCCATAGTATTTGTTGCCTAAAAGAAAAGGGCAGAGGGAGGGTAAACCCCCTCCACCCAAGGGGTTCGGGTTACATAACCCGCAACTTATCAATCCCAAACATCTTGGAGGAGGTAGCCAGATAGAGGGGCTGTAAGTTCTACTGCAATATCGTCAATAACTCTACCGCGTGTGCGCCTGTTCCAAGTATCTTCTTCTGTTTCTACCGTCATATCTTCATAAGCAAAGAGAGTGAGTGTAGAGAAGTCTGGCGCACCATCAGTACCTACTTGTGCGCCTTGTCTTGTTACGAATACTATGTCATCATCAAAGATTCGTGTACGAGACTTTGTTCCGCCCTTACGATTGGTAACTCTCGCTGTTGGATCAACAATGATACCGCCAACGCCGAAGAATGTTGACAGAAGCAGATACTCATTGAACTCACCCGCACCTCTGACAAAGTTTGCTGCAAATGGTGATCCCTTAAAATACTCACGATATTCTGGGGACTCAGAAATTGTGTGTGCGGTTAAATCGCTCATTACTGCAACCATATCTGCTGCTGTAACAGACTCGTTAGTATTAGAGAGGATGTTTTCAACTACGCCATTGAATGACTTTTGGATATAGGCATTTGCGGAGGTTGAACCCTGAAACTGACCACCACCAACATTTGCTGCTGTGTCAGTGCTTTCACTTCCCCAATTTCCTGTCGTGGTCAAAGTGTTTGCCGCGCGATAAGAACGGATACGCATACATTTTGATGCAGCCATTCTTGCGTGGGATGCCACGACCTCAAAATCGGCATTTTGAACAGCCTTATGTCCCAAGATAAAAGTCGGGCTATGTCGTTCAGTGCGGAAAGCGGTGAACTCATGGTCTTGTGTTATGCCTTCGGGAGCGTCATTGCCATCTCCCCATTGCCAATCGGCTAAAGAAACCACTCTGGCAGACTCCTCCTCGTCGATCCTCAAATAATAGCCCGTATTTTGTGATACGGGAACAAGTTTTGCGTATTGGTTTACTGCGAACGATGCAGGGTTGCGCGAGTATTCAACTTGAACAAGCCCTGTCGCTTCTGAAAATGTCGGCACATATGTGTTTGTTGCGCCTGCTGCTACTTCTGCCATTTTAGTATCTCTCTTTTTTTAAGTGTTACTATTAACTATTGTGATTACGAAAGGTTATGTCGAATAAAGTATGGTTGCCAAAGCATACGGATAATTTCGCCACTTGAACCAGACTCTAATGCAAAACCGCCAATCCTTCGACTTGTGGTATCGGCGGTTTGGTTTGTCGCTTTACCGTCTGCATCGCTTTCAAGTGGTGCGCCGCGAGTAATTGAAGCACCCGCCTCGATCATTACGATGTTTCCTGCTTGCAGGGTGATGTGGTCGCCATCTTCAGCGTGATTTGCCGAGTCAAACTGACGAGTGCTTCCTGAGCATACACCTATCATAGTATCATTTGCATCTGATTCTATGCCTGTGTTGTCTGCTGAGGTGTCAAGTTTGACGAATCGGTAAGGACGAATTGTTCCACCTGCTTCTAGGTTCGGTTGTATTGAATGTGCCATGTTTGTTTATCTCTCTTTTTTTCTAAAAATTAAAGTTTACGAAGTTCTTGTTGAAATACTTTTTGGAACGATGAAGCATCTAGGCTTTCACTTGAAATACGGGCAACTGCGTTTTGAGATGCTTTTTTCTTTTGATCCTCAGAGAAGTTCACCTTTGTTCGCTGTCTTGTGTTTTCAGTATTCAAAGTTTTCTTTAGTGGGATTCGCTTCATTGTCTGCTTCCAAAACTTAACTTTGGCAACAGGGTCTTTTGAACACATAAGTTCACTAAGCATTAAATCACGATGTTGCTTGACCAGATACCCTTGTGATGCAAGTTGATCTAAGACTCTTGAAAACTTTTGCCTACGCACGTTGCACGTTAAGGCGATTGCTCGTCTTTTGTAGATGTCACGTTGCTTTTTGACTTTGGCGTATCGTTTTAGCACTTTGCTACCGCCCTTGGTCTTGCGCATCTTAGAAAACTCGGACTTCATATCTTTATCTTCTTCCTCATCTTCTTCTGTGAACTCCATCTTTTTTCCTTCTTCTTCATCTTCACAGTTGTGACCTTGACAGTATTCTTCTGAATCCATCATTTCATCTAGTTCTGAAGGGGCTAAATCTTCGCCGAACTCATCTTTGTCATCTTCTCCGACAGATTTCATTTCGTCGAGTTCTGCTTTTAGTTTTCCAAGTTCGTCGTTGAGAGTTGCGTTTTCTGCCCGCAACTTTCGCATTAAAACTTGTTCTTCGCCTTCCAAGATTGTGTCTGCTTCTGGCATTAGATATTCCTCTTTTTCGTCTGTCCCGCTTGGTATGTAAGTGTTGCTGCCACCTGCTGAAACCATGTCGAAGGTCGCGGGCTTATGAAAAACCTTCTTTGTTCCTTGGCGAGTGAACTTTGTGTCGCGTAACGGTCGTGCAGGGGTTTCCCTGCCCAACAACGCCACTTCTGATAGGTGTCCGTCCTCCCAAATCTCTGCCGAACGCCGAGGGTAGCGGTTCGACGCGAGGTATTTTTGGAAGTCTTTTTGGGTCATCTCCACATCTCCAACAATTCCCGCACCCTCGTATTCTTCGTCCTTTCCACACACTATTTTTATAGGTTTGGCGTGGATATTCAGAATATCTCCGATTGATTCAGGCGGGGAGTTGCCGTTGTCGTCTTGGTGCATCAGCACCAATTTGGGATTTGATCCTGCCGACATGAACCTTTTGGTTTTTGCAATGATTTTGTCGATTGCCTCTGTGTCGAGGTCTTTTATTTCGCTCTTGTCATCATCAAAACCTTCAATGTTTCCAACAAACAGTTCAAGATCATGAATGATGATTTTGCTGCCGTTTTCAGAAACGCGATGAGATGGTTGGTTAGAACCCATACAACAAGTATCCCATTTGTCAACAAGTTTTGGGTTGTTACTTTCTAAAATTGGCGGTTATGGCGTTCCTGTACCTCACTTCTTGGTTTTATTGATCGTTTGGTCTAATTTTTCAAGAGAGTTTTTATGAAAACGCCACTGTCTACCCGCGCGAGTTGCGGGTATCTCTTTTCGTTGTGCCATGCGCTGAATAGTTCTGTCGCTCACCTGTAACATGGTGGCAACCTCTTGGGTCGTATAATAAAAGTGTGGGTATCTATAACTTGACATTACATCATCCCGCCATATTTGAAGCCCTCATCTGGATATTGACCAGACGAGATAAGTGCCTGTTGCTCAGGCGTGTTGTATCGCCTAATAGCAATCATATCAGGTTTTCCATTAACGTCTAGTAACATCTCATCTTCTGCTTCATCCCAAGTGATCTCCGAAAGCGTACCTCGACAGTTGTATCCGTTTGGAGGTCGAAGTCGCAACCTGTCTATTTCTGCGGGAGTTGTAACATATCCATCCATTGCAGCATGATGCGGTCTTGATCTATCGTCCACAATCTCAGAAATCATTACTAGCGGGAATAGGTCTTGTGCCTCTGGGTCACGAAGAACCGACATAGTGCCTTCATTCGCAGCCGTAGAGAGATTTGTTCGATAGATTGTTTCAAGCCTCGCATCAGTGAGATTCGATGCACCTTCCAACTTTGCCCTGTCAATGAAGTCTGGAAGATCAAGTGTTTCATCGGGCATAACACCACGAATAGCATCACCAAGCAGCCTTTGAATGTTTACAACTACGCTGTGATCTACCTCTGAAACCCAAAAACCCCGCCTTAACGCAGACTGAACACCCTTCGATGTGGATTCCATGAATGGCAAGATTCCTGTTCGTTCTGCAACAACCACCTCCTCGGCTAGTTGTTTTGCCATACTCGCCATTTGGTCAACCGTTTTTCTCATCATTGGAACGCGGGTGACAAGATCATCAAGTGCCTCTTGGTTTACTCCCGCCTCAAATACAGATTCAACCAAGTCCACCTCAAAGATGTCGAACATCTCATCGAACGCATCTTTCTTCGCAAACTTTCTCTTGTGTGTTATCTTGGGATCGTCTGGGTCGAATGTTCCTTTGTTACCAATAGCGGATTTGATCTGCTCTGGATAAAAAGCCATAACAGCGAAACCGCCCTTTCTTTCTTGAATATAATCCGAACCACCCACATCGTAAGAAGTATTGTCATTTCCAATATAACCGTCATACCCTAGCGGTTTTAGTAATTCGTTTACCGCCTCATAAGCATCCACTTGGTCAAGCCATCCACCAATTTGCGGTTCTGGTTTCCCCGCCCTCTTGTCCTCCTTAATTTTATCAAACTTCGTTTGGTAGAAGTCAAGAATATCACCATACCCAAGCGTTTTTTGTCTCCCTTTCAACACAAACTTACTTATATCTTTTTCTGGATTATCTTTCCACTCTGCCTTGTTCAACTCAAGACTAAGTACCATGTCTTTTCTACCCAAATAGTCTGGGGTTATGTCTGGGTCGTCAAAATGTTTGTTGTACATTGGGTCGGCATCTCTAGCGGAAAGCCAATTTTCTGCGTATTTAATTCCATCTAACGAACTCCTCGCTTTAAGTTCCGTATATTCTCGTATAAAATCTTCTGGGAAGTTTTCTATTGGTTCTTCTGCATAATTAACAGGTTTTTCAATCTTTACATATACGGGCTTTATGTTACCCCCAAGTTGATCTTCTGGTACATCCTCCCCCTTATCTATTAGATATTTGAAGTTTGAAGCCTCGGTGAACGAACCCGCTATATCTGGGTCTAACGCAAAATAGAATCCGTTTCCCCACAGACCCGAACCTTGTGTGTCCTCATCGAACTCATCAAAATCGGCTGTCGTCCCATGATACATAACAAGGGGTTCACCCTTCTCTTGATCTCCGTAATAGACCGATGTTTCTGTAATGCTTTTTCCCTCATTCACAACACTAACCACAGCAGCATCATTTATTACCTTACTATCCCCGAACCATGACTTGAACTCTGGCGTTGATGTTGGTGATCCACCGCCTTCTCCCGCGCAGGTATTACCTTCTTGGAAACCCGCGTTACCTTCTTTTCCCGCACCGCAATTACTAGCGTACTTGTTTTTCTTCATGGTGTATCACTCGCTTCATTGGTTTCCTCCTTTAGTTTGTATAACTCTATGAGCCACTCACGATCCTCTTTCCAAGTTTCTGGTCTGCCCATAGTTTCGTATAAAAAGTCGAGTTGAACATCGAGTTCTTTTATGGTTTCTGGTGGTTGTGTAAAAGTAGTCATGATGTTTTTTTGTCTACCTCTGGTCCACCCATAACCTTATAGTAATCCATAATAATATCATCAAACTCTACGCCAATCATTTGTCCCGTAAACACCTCCGCAACAAACTCGTTGTAATTTGTTGTCGCGTACTTAGAAACATTATCTTCAACATAATCCCACCAATCTACCGCGTGTTTCATGTCCGAGGATAAATCCCACGCATGTTCTTTTCCCTTTCTTTGTTTTTGCTCCAAATCGCTCAAAGACCTGAAAATCTCATCCCACATAGAATGTGCGGGTAATTCAAACACCTTTGTTGTTTCCATAGAATCTTGTTTCTCTA